ATTATAGCTTGATATTCTGCCGGGGTAAGACCACGCCGTGCTGCATTGTGGACAATCTTATCCGTCAATCGTTCTCGCTGCCGAGGCGTAGGCTTATCGGAATGCTTGAAATAACGACATACCCACACGTCAATTACGACAGCTTGTTCATCGCCGATTATTGCCTCAGCGAAAGCCGTCACCTTTGGTCCAGAAAGAGGCTCGCCGTTCAGCACCCTGTCGACATTCCCGACGTGTATTGGTAACATTCCCACCTTGCTGTATTGTCGACCGGCCTTGTGGCTTTCGTAAATACGATGGGCAAGGTGGAGATTAGGCCTTAACTGTTTACGGGGTGACGTTGCTGCAATCAGTTTTGCGGCTAATACCCAATCAGGACCGTATTTATCCTGAAGATATTCTCTAGTGTTTTTGTACCAATACCTCGCTGGGTGCATGTTATCTCCTTATCTTATCTGTAACGTCGGCACCCATATATTTAGGCGGTCGGATTTGAATATTATATAAATCATCCAGAACCACAACATTAACCCCGATATCATCCCCATAAAAAAAGACGTGGGCACACTCGAATCTAGAGTAGTTAAGGGATAGAATTAGATTGTTACTTTGAAGTGTCTTTTTTATTCTGAGCTCAGGCGGGTTTATTATTTCCCACCCAGCACGTCGTAAACCATTTAATAGCTCTTGCATCTTGTTCTCCTTTTTAGAGGTTTCATTTTGGACAGCGGTTGGCGGGAATCGAACCCGCCTACGCCCTATAACCGCTTTTCTATCTCTTTTTGTACTTTTGGCAGTGCCTTGTCGATTGCTACAAGCATATCGACGGCTTGTTGCTGATTATCCCTGTCCAGAAAATAGATTTTAGTGACGAACATCATATCGTCGACATCAAAGCCAATTTCAGTGTTTTCACAATAACTGATAAATTCGAGTATGTTTACCGCATCTCTAAGTATCATTTTAGCTCCGGAATTCGATGTTTGCTTGAAAGTATTGAATCATGACCGACTCTTGTTCGAATAGCATACATAACTTATCCGCAAATTCCCGGATAGAATCGTCGACCCCGCCGGTCGAGAATATTTCAATGACTACACTATTCTCAGCAGTGCCTTTCCAGACCCCAGTGGCCCGGAATATTGTTGCCCCGTCAAATCCACAATTATCTAGTAATTTGATTATCCGGTCAATTCCCTTGTTCTCAGTATAAATACGATATCCAAACATTATTTGTCCCCTTTACTCGTTTATGATTGTTTCTTTACTGATTGATACGTCATTTTCCCTATATTCGCAATCCCTGAGATATTCGAGACGCTTTCGCTCGGCAATCTTTTTGGTCCTACAAATGCAAACAGTATAGGGCACATAGAAATCACCAATATCAATCACACAATAAACATGGTTAACAGTCATCATTTGTCCCCTTTCTCGCCCTTGTCAGAGCATATCAGATAGTATGTATCGTTAATCTCTTGTGCTATTATGCCCGCTTCAATCGCATTCTCAGCTTGTATGTCAGCTTCTGATACTTTGACCGGCCCATCGGTAATTATGATATGAAAGCTCATTTTATCTCCTTTATAGTAGGCGTTATCTTTACCGTCATTTATACGCAAAGGGCTATTATAGGGGGGAAAGAAAATAAAAAATAAAACAATAATCTCGTATCCAGAATAATCTGCTCCAAGTACCATAAAGGAGAAACAATGATAGAAGATAGACTAGAGAAGGTAATATTTAAAGATATCTCAAGTAATAAACAGAAGATGTTCATCCAGTTTTACTGTAATCCCGAGTCTGATACATACGACAATGGAACACAATCATATAAAAAAAGCTATACAAGTAATAACGATAATGTTTGTGCAGTAGAGGCACACAGGTTACTAGGTAATCCTAAGATTCAAGAGGCAATAAGTAGTTATAGGGCTTATATACATGAACAGAACGCTTTTGAGCTTGATTGGCTTGATAATAATTTAAGGAATGTATACTATAAAGCTCAAGAAGATAATGATATTAATGCTCAGCACCGTATTTTGAAGACAATAGGGGATAGAATAGGTGCTTTTAACGATATGAAGCCAAATACCGGCAAACAAGTACCCATGACGCCAGAAGAAGAGAAGATTGCAGCTCTTGTAATGCAGGAGATTATGGCCGAGAGTATGCGAAACAAGATAAAGAAGGTAGATTAGTACCGGCCCTAGGTATTCTACTTTCTCGGGTAAGTATACAATAGACAGTAATAGACACCCCAATACCAGACCCCTGACATCCAATGATATATTCGCCTGAACACATATTTATACGAACACATACAGGGGATACAGTAGCCCATGGCTTGTTCATGATATTCTATGTTCATGGGATAATATCACTAGGTAGGTATAGTCTTGTTTGTTATAGAGAGAGAAAGTCTTATTTGTAGGAAAGGGGGTGGGGTACCCGAGGAACCGGACCCGTTATGTCTTTAATAAACCCCCTAACTGTAAATTTTTTATTTTTTCAATTAAAGGGACTCCGCGTGTCTTCTTTAGGTGCCTTATGAAAGACTGTACAAAAAAACACATCGAAGCCAAGATTACGAGCTACCAACAGGCTATTAAGGAGAGGCTTCATCAAGTCGAATATTTTCAAGGATTGATAAAACAGTTGGAAGCCCAGTTAAAGGACGCAGATGATGATGAGTAGCTACAAGGCATTGGCCGGGGGGGAAGTCCTCTACTGGAACGGTGACGTATTCTTTTGGACACCCCAAGGCGTATATTCCTTTACAGCAGCCAAAATGCAGCGTCACGGAAACTTCAAGGGCGAGAGGGTAGTTGAGCTCAATGTCTTCGATGTTGAAACAAACCAAGGGTGTGTGGTTGTTGAGAAATACCCGGAAGTATTCGACGATTATGAAATACTCCATCGTTGGACCTTCGGTTCTTACTCATGCGACTGCGAAAGAGGCAAAAAGGTCTACGGCCCATCGTGGAAGTGTAAATGCGGAACTACCCGCTTTGTTCTAAGAAACATGACCATCAAGGGCAAGTACACCAATCTGGATATAAAATACAAGGCTTTTATATGAGAGAATTCATAAAAAGGATTTTTAAGAGCAAAAGGGTCAAAGAACTCGAAAAGGAACTCTCCGAACTGGCTATCGAGTATTTCCGGGTTTCGGATGAATTAGAAAAGAAAAAACCGGAGAGAGTTGAACCAGTTGCTTTTCGGTCTAGAGAAAGGTATTCATAATGTGGACAGTGACCATAAGCGTAATTGACGAAGGAAAGGAGAAGGCAAGGGTCAGGGCCACCAGAATTGACCCAATCTCGGACGAAGTGTATAACTATGAATGCACCGCCATCCTCTCCACCCCCGCACAGCGAGCGGCCCTCCTGCAACGAATTAAAGACCAGTTCATTGAACACGAGGCAAGACAGGGCCGAATAGAGAATTTCCTTTCAGGACTGGCAAACACCGCAACCAACGCTTTAAACGATTGGGAGAATAATGGCTAATACAGGATATACATGGGGGTCATGGGCCTACGTTCAAAAAGGAGCAGGTAACTGGTCAGCCGACGCTCTCGCAGACGCAGCAACAGAGACATCCGATGCTACCTCAATCGACGGCAAGGCAGCAGCCCTAGTCTCGATTACATGTGTAGAAGACAACACTGGAGCCATAGATGGGGAGGTTACTGTTTACATTCTAGGGGATATAGACGGGACTAACTACGAGGAATCAACTATCGGCAATCCCTACAAGGTTACTTTCACCCCCGTCCAGAACGATACGGTGAGAGTTCTTATCCCTGTCGACCCCAGAGTTTATAAAAGCTTCAAGGTGGCAGTGGAAAACCAAGGGGGCCAAGCAGTAGACATCACGGCCAGAATACAGACAGCATCCATCCCAGCGGCTTCATAATGATTAAACCCCATCTTGGATTACTTTTAACAAACGACTGGAAGCAGAAGCCTATCTTCCACGGACTAATTGGCTGTTGGCCTATGGTCGAAGGAGGGGGTAATCGGCTTACAGATATCTCCGGGTACAATAACCACGGCATCATCTCCGGTGCATCATGGGTCGGGACTCCTTGGGGTCCGGGCCTTTCTTTCGATGGTACCGACGATTATGTAAACTGTGGGACAATGCACTACTGGGGCAAAGACTCCGGGGCTGACGATTGGCAGACCCTAGCGGGTTGTACCATAGCAGTCTGGTATAAGACCACTTCCACCTCCCGAGGATGTTTGGTAGGAAGTAACACAGGAGTAAACGGTTCTTCTGACTCTGAGGCCAAGGTTTTTCTGATTATCAACCACTCATCTACCGGATGGGATGAAACGACGGGTGAGGCCATGATGGGCCATTATCAGGACTCAAACTGGGATTCTTGGGCTAGAAGGAATGCCACGGGCTATGCCCCTATATATGACGGGGATTGGCATGTCATGGCAGGGGCGGTAGAAGGAGACGTTGCTGATTCCCAAATGGGACTCTACCTCGATGGTGTCAACTTCGCCGATGAATACAATTCCGAACACTCTCAATATAAGAGATTTGAAATCCACTCGGGCTTGGGTATCGGTGCCTCAATCGAGGACGACGGTTCCAGACTCTTTCACTTCAATGGGGTAATGTCACTCGTAATGGTATGGCAAAGACGACTAGCCCCCAATGAAATAGCTGAAATCAGCAAATTAAATCCGGGCTCTATGTTTAGTCAAGAACTCAATCCGGGTTATTATGGGGCCATTAACCTCGGAACTCCGGAATTCAATCCGGCGTGGGCTATTAACTCAAATCAGGTATTATAATGATTAAAAATACAACCGGACAATATGTTTATTTTGCCATGGTAAGTACCGTAGACGGCTCCGGATTAACCGGCCTGTCCCCCACCGGGTACGTCTCGCTAGATGGCGGGGCCCAAGCAGGAGTAGGTGGGGCAATCACCGAGGTAGGAAACGGACAATATAAACTGGCATGTAGTCAAGGGGACACCAACGGGGATGAGATAGGCTACCTTTTCACCGGGGCCAGTGCTGTCCCTGCCAGTCTTACCGTATTCACCGATACCAAAAAAGTAGGCTCCCTCAACGATATAGCCGCAGGGGCCGCTATGACCCTTGCCGCTGATGCGATTACTGCTTCCACCTACGATGAATCCACCGCCTTCCCCATTAAATCCGCTGATACCGGGTCAACCCAAATAGCACGAACCGGGGCTGACGGGGATACCCTTGAGTCTCTTTCCGACGAAATTGCCGCATTGCCTACGGATAGTGATGTTACCACCGCCTGTGGTACTGCCTTGTCCAATATCCACCTCGACCACCTTCTCGGGGCTGCTTATGCTGGTGAAGGAACCGCAGGGTCTGTCCTCAAAGACCTCTTAGAAGACGATTCGGGCACCTATCGGTTCACTGCAAACGCTCTGGAACAGGCCCCCGGAGCAACCGGGGATGCCACCGAGGCCAAACAGGATACTATTATCACCCACCTCACCGACGTTAAGGGTACTGGTTTTGTCAAAGACACTGACTCACTGGTAGACCTTGCTCATACAGGAGCAGACGGGGATACGTTGGAAACCTTGAGCGATGAAATAGCAGCCCTGCCTGACGCAGCCGCTATTAACGCTGAGGTGGATACGGCTATCGAGACGTACCATCTGGACCACCTCCTTGCGGTCGATTACGACCCGGCCTCGAAACCGGGCGTCGCTACTGCACTTTTAAATGAGCTCGTAGAAAACGATGGAGGACTATCTCGATTCACTGCAAATGCCCTTGAAGAAGCCCCCTCCGGAACAGGAGGTGACGCATCAGAGGCGAATCAGACCACCATCATCACCCATCTTACGGATATCAAGGGTACCGGGTTCGTCAAAGATACCGATTCTCTTGTCGATTTGGCCCACATCGGGGCCGACAGTGACACCCTTGAGGCTCTCAGCGACCAATTAGACGATATAGCCACTAATTTGGCCACCGTTGACGGTATCGTAGATAACATCCTTGTGGACACCGGAACTACTCTTGATGGTAAAATCGACACCATTGATGGGATAGTGGATGTCATAGAGGCTATACTGGAAGGCGACCACTCGATTAACACAGCCACAACCCCATGGAGACATCTGATTAAAAATAAGACCACCGCCGCTACTCTGGTGGAGAAAGAGCTCTTTGAAACTGACGGGACCACCGATGTAACCGCTACCACACAAGTGGTCGGAGCCGAGACGGAACCAGCTTAATCCTTGACACTTATCAACATATGTCGAGGTTTTGACCATTTTTCGACATATTTAAAGGACGTATTTACAGGATAAACATGTTTGGAATATATGCAAATTTTGGTGCTTCTGGGGATTTCCCGGCCCGGGAGAATGTTTTGGTTGACGACACGGTTCAAGGTCTGGCAGGTCTTTTTGAAAACATCGCAGAAGGCTATGTGAGTTCCGGGGAGTCGTGGGGGGCCAATGGAACAGAATTCACGGGTACAGGGGAGGTAAGCGGGGGTTCGCTCTTTTTCCTGCAAAGATAATGGCCCTTTCCCAAGAACAACTCCAAGCCGGGTCTGCCGCAGCGTGGGCTTATTATACCAAGCTCCAACTTGACGGCCACGACTATGAACTCAAGACTCGTTCATACCAACAGGAATTACTTTCCTTCTACACCATGGATGGGAAGACCAAGCACAATGAAGTAATCCAGACCGGCTCTCAGGTAGGCAAAACCATCGGTAAAGTTATCGAGGCTACCCACGGGGCTATTTACAATAAATACCCTCAAGGAATTATCTTCTACTTCCCCCAAAGAACTGGTGTGGATGTATTCTCGGCTGGTAGATTCCAGTATTTTATTGACGAGAATCCCCAAATCAAAGAGGCTCTAGGGAAGACGAACCGGAATGACTGTCGACGCATCGGCAAGGTCAACATCTACTTCTTTGGGGCAGGGGCTGGCCTCCGTGTAGGGGGAGAGGCCAAGGACTCATCAGCCGCCCGGTCTACCCCGGCTGACTGGATTATCCTCGATGAAAGGGCCATTTTCGATGAAGATATGGCTAAACAGCTTAACCAACGATTGGGTAACTCACAGATTGCCCGACGTACCGATGTTGGTACACCCAAGATTCCGGGCGATGGTCTGGACACCATCTTCCAGAATTCGGACCAGAGACGATGGTACATAAAATGCGATGCCTGCGGTAAGTTCACCTGTGCCGAGGAACAGTTTCTTGACGACGCAGATAAGGCAATTGTGGTTGACAAACTAGGTGTTGGACATATTGTTTGTAGGCATTGTAAACGATTCGTCGTACCTTACGCCCCCGGGAGCCAGTGGGTACCCTCTTTCCCGGACAGGGATGTAATTGGATATTGGGTATCCCAAATGCTCAATCCAAACCGAAATCTGGCTTTATTGTTACGGCAATGGTACGACCCGGCAGGACACCAGTGGTCGTTGGAGGAATTCTACCGCACGGTTCTGGGACTCCCTTATATCTCAGCCGAGCATAAACTCAGCCAGCAGGACGTATTCAGTTGTTGCGGGATGCACCCGCAGGCTGGAAGTTCCCTCCCCCCGACAGTGATGGGAGTAGACGTTGGAAAGAAGATGCACTACGTTGTTGGGCTCAAAACAGGGGATAAACAGTACGAAATCCTCAAAATGGGAAGGGCTGACGACCTTTATGAAGTCCATGACGTGGCCGAGAGATTGAATGTCCGGCTGGGGGTTATTGACCATGACCCCGAAATACATCTGGTAGAAGACTTCCAGAAAGCCGAACCCTACGGGATATTCCTCAACAGATACTCCGACACCATGCGAGGGCCAGCGGTGTGGAATGATAATGGAACCGTAGTTAGCCCCCGGACAAAATGGTGCGACAAAACCCACGATGCTATTAGTGAGAGGCAAATATCCCTCCCAAGGCGTTGTCCGGAGATAGAACAGTACGCCTACGAAATGACCAACACCGTAAAAGTGCTGGAAACGGACGAAAAAACAGGACTGTCAAAATATAGGTATCGTCAGTTGTCAAATAAACCGGACCACTTTTTTCATGCCACCCTCTACTTTCTATTGGCGGCTTCCCGGACAGCGGCAACAAGACGTAATTCCACCAGAAATACATGCCAACAGGCCAAAAACGAATTCCACTTATAGGAGTATACAATGGCAATTTTTGCTCAAAGACTGATTGACGGGGCTCTGGATGATAGCACCCTCGAAGTAAACAACGAGGTAGGCCGGGTCAAGGATGCCGGTATCACCCCTGCCAAACTAAGACAGGATGTTCGAAACGTAGAATCAACAGATACCGGAGCGGCTGGAACCTATTACCCCAATTCAATGGTCGGCTGTACCGTCAACACCGAAACGATGGCAGATACCGACAATGACGACGTGGTCTTGGGTCAGGTCTGTGTTGCTACCGGCAATGTGGTTGAGGGCATTATCGGAGACGTAGGCTCGGCCACCGTGGGCCGGAAGACGTGTGTCGTCAATCGTTCCGGGGGTACTCTGCTTATCACTGTCGCCGACGAAACCAACACCAAAATTAACGAGCTCGGCAAAAGATTGTCGATTGCCGACCGGGGTTACTGTGTTCTCATGGAGGCAGCCAATGACAAATTGACAGTCATTGACGCTGCTGGCGTGAGTCTGGTAGCCTTCGCATAAGGAGTAGGACATGTCTAGTATATTCGGTGGGGGGTCTTCGAAACCCAAACCCAAACCAGTGGAACAGAAGAAGCAAGTCCCGAGGGAAACCCAACGGATAGTAGACGGGGCCGAAGGGGAACGCAAGCGGGAAACCCGTAGACGCATCCCAGCAGGTAGAAAATCTACCTTCTATGCGGGGATTGAAAAAGCCCTTAAACAACGACTTGGACAGTAATGATTATACGACGAGAACCAGTTGACGAGCTTTTGGGTCGCCATACAGATGCTCTGACCGTAAAGGCTCAATATACCCCGGCATTGGAAGAAATCGCCAAGTATGTTCTTCCATCGGCTCAAGATATTGTAACTTCCATACCTACCTCGCAAGGGCAGGTGCGGACAGTCAATACCTACACAGCCATCCCGGCTCTGGCAGCCTACCGAATGGGGGCGGGTGTATTCGCCTACCTCATGCCAGTAGGCCAACACTGGTTCACTGTCAACGCCCAAGATGAAGAACTCAACGAGAGGTCGGATATCAAACGCTGGCTCTCGGACTTTCAAGTCGGGGTTCATCAGGCTCTTTGGGACAGTAACTATCAGAGGGAAATGTTTGCTTGCATTCGTTCCCTCTGTGTTTTTGGTACCGCCTGTATTTCGGTTATGTGGGACGGTGGGCTGATATTCGAAAACCATCACCTCCGGGATATCGCTTTCGAAGTAAACCACCGGGGGGAAATAGATACCGTATTCAAAACGAAATGGCTTACCCCCAGACAGGCCGAACTGATGTTTGGTGAAGATAAGTCACTAGGAAAGTCTATTGATGCTGAACGGGCCAAGAACCCTTACTCCAATAAACAATTCGAATTTGTTCACTGTGTCTACCCCAACTCCAAACACGATAGATTCAAGATAGGCTCATTCCCCTTTGTATCCGCATGGGTTAATAAGGCTGACCGTAAAATTATCAAAGTTGGAGGATACTGGGAACAGCCCTATGTTGTAGTTCGATTCTTTACTGTCCCGGGTGAAACTTTTGGTAGGAGCCCGTCACACGACCTACTGCCTGAGATTAAAATGTACGACCGCATGAGACGGACGTTCATTGAATCTTCCGAACGGGCCCACAATCCTCCTTGGTGGCTGACCTCAGAGAGTGTGATTGGACAACCCATCACCTCCCCGGGGGCACTCATATACGGCCATCCGGCCTCCCAGCCTCCAATACCCCTGACTACGGGAACTAACGCCCAACTCAATGATGCCGCACTGGCCCAAGTACAGACAATTATAGAAAAGGGGTACTTCAATGACCTCTTTGATGTTCTGGCCCAGTACCGAAACATGACAGCAACGGAGGTAGAAGCCCGGGTAGAAGAAAAAATGGTTCTCCTTTCTCCGGCTATTAACGGACAGAAGGGGGAATTAACTGACCCGGTGATAGAACGCTCGGGAAGACTGCTCATGCGAAACGGAAGATTAGCTGCCAAGCCCAAAAACCTCGTCACAGAATATATCTACACAGGTCGGCTGGCTATGGCCATGTCCACCATGCAGGCCAATGCACTTGGAGCCGTCATGGGTAAATGGGCTCCCTTCCAGCAGGTCCATCCTATCTACGACAATATCGATATGGATAAGGCCTTTAGGCATGATGCTAGGGCCCACGGCGTGGCAGAGAAGTTATTTATGGATGAAGATAGAATTGCCTCCAACCGGCAGGCAAGAGAACAGATGCAGATGGCTCCACAGGGGGCTGATATTATGGACAAAGCATCCTCGGCCTTCAAGAATATCCAAGAGGCCGGAGGGATGGAACAACTCGAAGGAGCGTTCTAATGCACCCAGAAGACCGAGCACAAGTGGAAGCCACCAGTAAAAAAATGAAAGAGCATCAAGAAAAACTGGCCTTGGCTTACGGAGAAATCTTTCGTACCAAGGCAGGTAAACTGGTGCTACAAGATTTAAAAGAGAGGTGTAATGTAGACAATACCACCATCCGCACCCCCGCTAAACCCGACCCATACTCTGTTCTTTTCGAGGAAGGAAAGCGAGCTATGTGGAACTATATGATGATTTATTTGAGGCACGATAATGAGCGACGGAAATCTGAATAATCCAGTAACAGAAGTAAATCCGCAGACAAACCCGGAGGTAAACCCAGAGGTAAACCCGGAGACCACACCCGAATCAAACTGGATAAATCCGGATGGTTCTTTCGGCGACCTGACCAAAGCTCCCGAAGAGTACCGGGCCTTCATCGAGAATAAGGGGTACAAAGGAGTCGACAATCTTATCAAGCAGAACAAAGAGCTTGAGGGATTTGTGGGCCAAAGAGATAAACTCATCAAACTTCCGGATGAGGGCGATACCGAAGGCTGGAATGAGATTTACGGCAAGCTTGGAAGGCCTGAAAACAAAGAGGGATATCAGTACGATATTCCAGAAAAACACAAGGAATTGGTAGATGAGAATCTCCTTAATCTCTTTAGGGAACACGCTTTCTCTCAAGGAATGAACCAAAAAGCCTTTTCAGAGACAGTTCAGTTTCAGCTTGATGCCGCTTTGGGTTATATGCAGGCCCAGCAAGAAGCGACAGAGGAAGCACAAAAGGCTATTAGGGAGAGATTTAGTACGGAAGACCAGTACAACGAGTTCACCCAGAAGGCCATGAAATTCGCTACGGACTTCAAACTTAGCGAAAATAAGTCAGTGATGGACGTTCTTGAGGCCAAAGAACTAGCTCACGACCCTGAAATTCTGGATATGCTCGGGCAGATTTCTGATAGAACAGCCGAGGACCCCCTCCCATCAGGTGAGGCAAGGGTACCTCAGTCCGAAGGTGACAAGCTGGATGAAATCAAAAAGAACCCGGCATTTGTGGACAGAGGACATCCGGACCACGATAAGGTTATGGATGAGTTCTGGAAGTTGTTTAACATAAAGAGGGGCAACCAGTAATGGTCCCTCAAGCTGTAACCCGGCTTTAATGGGTGGAGGCCCGCAAGGACAACCTCGGAGTGGTGTTTTAACTAATTGTAACTTTATGGAGTTTTAAAAATGAGTACCTTTTATGGGAATACAAATACTACCCGTGGGTACACCGAAGCGTTTATCAACGCCTACACTCCGGGCTACGAGCATGTCCTCCAAGAAATGGACGACGTTTATGCAGGTAAAACCCGGGTAGACTCAATTCGGGGTGAGAACAAGGCTTACGACTTTCTCGGGACAATCGACCTGAAAAAGAAACAAGCTCGGTTCGAAGATATTCCGATTGATGATATGGTTCACAACCGCAGGTGGATGTTTCCTGAATGGTACCGTAAAGGTATCTTCGTCGACAAGGAAGACGAAATCATGGAACACGCCGACCCGGCCAGTGACTATATCAAGGCTCTCGCCAACGGTGTAGTACGTCTGAAAAACGACGTTATGCACGGTTCGTTCTTCGCTGATGTGAAGGGTGGAAAAAACCCCGGCGACCACACCTACTCCTTCAAGAATTCGATTTTCACGAATGCTTCGGAGGGTGGCAGGACTATCACGCATGACATTGCGGAGGAATCCTTTGCTTCCGGGGGAACATCGTCTGGTCTGACCCTTAACAAATTGCAGATGGCTACAAGGGCTTTCGGCGAGTTGAAGGTCAACCTTAATGGACCTCGTTACATCGCTTGTACCCACAAGCACATCAACGACCTTGTATTTGAGGCAAAAACTCAGTCTCTTGATACGAGTCCGTTGCAGTCGCTCGCTCTCGGTAACATTCGGCAGTGGGGTGGCTGGACGTTCGTAATCGACTACAATATCTCTCTTGGCACCAGCAACGATGCTGACAGCGATACCAACGTCTACGAACTTCCTGTCTGGGTACCGGAGGGTATGTTGTTTGCACAGCACAACGTCCCGCAGTTCTCGATTGACCGTCTGCCCCGTAAGGGTCTGTTCGTTCATCAGATTGCGGCTCAGTGTGGTATGAACGCTATCCGTATGGACGAGGACCGAGTTCTTAAAATCGAAACCATATAATCGGAGGCTTTTATGGCTGCTTCTACTACACTCAAGGGGGCAATCTACACGAACATCGCCAAGATTGTCGCCGGTACTGCCTCGGCTGAAAGCTATCCGAATGCCAGTACCATGTTCGGTACCAAGGTCCGGGCCCAAATCGACACTTATACTGCCGATGCGGCCTATGATGCAGGTTCCGAAATCTCGGTGGGTCTTATACCCAAGGGAGCCCGGGTTCTGGGCTTCTACGTCGCACATGACGCTGTTGGTGCGGCTGTCACAGCGGACATCTCAGTAGGTGGAACTGCGGCTACGGGTGCAGAGGAAATCACTGATATGACTTCGGCTAAGGGACAGCTTATTCCTGCGGTTCATGCGGTATCCGGTACAGTTCTGACTGCCGACAGTATTGTCAAGGTCATTACGGCAGCGGCTACCTTTGCCAGTGGTAAAAAGCTCATCGTTGTTACGTTCTTCGTCAACGAAGATTAAGTCTGACAGGGAGGGGGGATGATTGCCCCCCTCTCATCTTTCTGAGGCGTTATGGCTCTTACCGAAGTCGAAAAAGTATATCAAGAGGCGGTGGACCTTATAGGGGAATACCCTATTACAGACACCAGCCCCACTTCCGAGAAGCCTTATTCTACCTGCGTTATCCATTATGAACGGGCACGGGATGAGATTCTTCGGGGATATGCTTGGAATGAAGGAACTGAACTGGCCTTGGCTTTACAGGATGCTTCTACCCCAGTTCATACTTGGCAATACAGATTCATTCTTCCCTCAGATACAAAAAGAGTTCTCCATACCTCAATGCCAAAAGATGATTGGCGGGTACTGGGGAACTATGTTTATACAAACTACCGGATTGAGCCCGATACCTATACGGTAGGGACCAAATATTATGCTGGTAGATATCTGCAATACGACAATACCACCTACAAGATAGGCGTGACATTTACGGCCACCTCATGGGCGGCTGACTCATCCAAATTAACGACACAGGGTGGTGATTACGGCTTTGTGGAAATAGAATATATCAAGGCACTTACAGACCCCCTTACTTGGTCGGCCCAGCTTCGACAGGCGATTGTCCTTAATCTGGCCGCCAAAATAGTTATCCCCATCACCAGTGACTACGAAAGACGCAGTGCTATACTTGAGGAACTGTGGCGAATTGTACTGCCTCATGCTCAAGCTCTTGATGCGATACAAGGAAAACCGAAACAGATGTTCTATTCTGATTTCATTAACTCCCGAGGATTATAATGGTCAATGAAACCGCTCGACTAGGCTGGTCGACACCCAGAGCCGCAGAAGGCGATAACGATACTCTAGTATCCGCTGCCATAGGTACAATGAAACAGGCCAATGTGCCCGCCTACTCATATAAGCCCAGTTCTAGACAGAACGGCCTTGAGGTGGCTTTTACTATGCACGCTGATGGAGAGGCCTGTGCGGCCACCCTGTTTGCAGCCAGAGAAAACGGCGACATCGTTATGGTCTGGACAGGAACTCTCACAGCAGGCAAACAGCAGGCTACTGATGGGGGTGTCTGGGTCGACACCATGGGCTCAACTACCGATAATTGGATTACCACCATAAAGGAAGTCGACGGCGGCGGCAACGACCGCATGAGCCGCATCGTACTCGATACCTGCGGGTACAAGGACTTCTTCGTTCAGTTCACCGGACTTGCCGGGGACGAAACCGCTAAGGCCCATTACTCAGGATTCTAATGGCAAAAAAGTTTATCCAGACATCATTAAATGCTGGTGAATTAGCCGAGCGGATGGCAGGCCGTGTGGACTTTCAAAAGTATTTCAACGGCCTTTCTGCTATGGTCAACACCATTCCACTCAAAGAGGGAGGGGCAGAAAAGCGTCCCGGCCTTGAGTATGTGGCAGAGGCCAAGGGACTTGCCCGAGTAGAGCAGTTCGAGTTCTCTGTAGAGGATACGGCTGTAATCGAAATGGGCGATTATTACATGCGTTTCTTCACCGAAGCCGGTCAGGTTCAGGTTGAAAATCCCATAGCCGACAAAGACCTTGTTCGTCTCAGCACTTTCAAATGGTTCCAATCATCTTCCGGCTCAGATGAATATTATGTTGCCACCCCTTCCGGCACTAATCCCTCTGTAACCAAACCCGATAGACTTTATGAAAGGTCTATTCGAATGGTAGAGGGAACCCTTGGCTCTCTTGGCAGGGGTCAATGGGGCTATGGAGATAACGATTCACTCGGCTTTAACACCGTCTACGTCAGACTTACTTTGAGGGCATAATGGCCAACTC